CGGCGTTCACGGCGTAGATGGTTCCGATGATGGCGACGGTCACAACGAACTTGTTGCGAGCCCGGCGGCGCATGTCGGAAGCCATCCTGTCGCGGAGTTCGTCAGCGTTCATGATAGTTCCTTTCAAATGGGGTTTCATTATAGGCCATGTTTTTCACGCGAACCCGCCGCGGGAATTTCCCCCCGGGAATTTTTTAAAGTCGATGATTAAATGAGAAGCCCCGTACAAACGGCCTTGTTTTGCTTGGCTGTGTGCACGGGACTACTCATTTTGACGATTCTGTCGGTCTTCTGTTCAGATCTTGAGTCTGATGACTTGCGACATCGCCTTCGAGGTGAGCACGTGGGCTCTCTCGTAGCTGAGAACCATGAGGATCCCGGCGAGGCTACCTGCGACGGTGACAATCGTGTCGACGCTTGGGCGGTTTCGAGTTTCGACTTCGACCTCGAGCTTGCGGGCTTCAGCGTCTGCCTTCCGGGCATCGGACTTTAGCTTGCTTGCTTCGAACGTGGTCTTGTCGGATTCGTTCTCGATCTTACGCGCTTCCATGAGCGTCTTGAGATTGTCGGCCATCTTGGTATACTCTTCGGAGTTTCCATCTTGGTCCGCCAGCTGCGAGATGAGCTTCATGATTGCGTTCTCGAGGGCGGTGTTCTCATCATCCGGGTTCTTGCGAGTAAACACGATTCTCCTTCAGTTGGTCTCACTAGAGGGCGTGTTTTCAGCGCGAGTAACCGCTTGCCGGACAGAATGATTGCTATGTCTCCGGGCGATACGTTGCTCGGTCGTCGCTTGTCGTCGAAGATCTGGATACCGGCGTCGGCGTAGCACTTGGCGACCAGCTGCGCAGACGTATAGCGCTTCGTTCGGAAGATCTTCTTGATGTTAAGCATGACTTGCCGCCAGTTGAGTCAGAAGATCGGCCAGGTCTCCGGGTGTGACATAGCCTGGCCACCGCTTGTCATCGAAGAGTTGGACGCCAGCGTCGGCGTAGCACTGATCGACCAGCTGAGAACAGATCATGTGCTTGCTCGAGCCAACATAGCTCTTTAGCCCAGGAACAAGTATGCCAACCTTGAACCTGTAGGCGGCGATGGCGAAGTAATCCGCCTCGCTATAGCCAACATGAGCTTCGCCGTAGCTTATTCCAGCCAAAACGATCCTGTGACGTTCGGCTACGTTAATGTCGATCAGACCGGTCGACCAAAGACCGCCGTCATTCTGGTGGACGTCGTAATTGCGAATAACCGCTCCGCCTGGCTGAGCTTCGACGATCTTCCCTTTGCCCAAATATAGCCTGGCGTGCTCGTAGTTGAGACGGCCCGTACTTGACAGAATCTGAGCGACCTGAATCAGCTTTCCGCCCTGACCGCCCATCGGTACGACTTCGAAATCGCCAGGTTGTGGCTCGATCATGCTTCGATCTTTCCTGAATCGGTTGTAACCTTGAGCGTGATCTTACCCTTCGCGGCAATATCTTCTGCCGTCAAGTCGGGCATCTTGATCGTCTTTAGACCAGCTTCATCCATGACGATGTGGCCGTCGCCGGCGTAGTTCTTCGATGACAAACCGAGAACCGATCCGAGGAACGTTGTCACGATGGATATAGTCCCGATAACGTTCTGTGTGTCGGGAATACCCCAGATAGATGCGATCGCGAAATATGCTGCCGCAAGTGCGGGAAGATAGATCAGAACGACCGGCTTTAGGCGATCGTACAACTTGCTGTCAAGTGTCATATAGCCCCTCTTGCGTATTGAATTAAAGACAACCGAAACGATGACCGAGTCTTACCACGATTTGGTAATCGGTATACTTTTTCAGTTGATCGGCTGTTGCGTTTTCAGGCAAAACTGGAGCCTTCGGCGGAAGAGACGCATGAATAAGCTCACACCAAGCCTTGTTGTTATTGTTTACGTAAATAACGCCACCGATTCCAAGTATCAGAAACAGCAGCGTGATGAACGCTGCTAGTACGACATATGACCATCTAGCCCTACCAGCCGACACCACTCTTCGCTCCTCTTTGGCGCTTTCACTCACCAGTGGCCCCAGAGGATTTGGACGGCGGCGACTCCCCCTGAGATGGAGAAGATGAAGAGAATGACCCAGGCTCGGACAAGATCTTGATAACGGCGGATCCAGCTGACGGTACCATCATGCCGAATCCGATGGCTGCCAGGTACCCGTTTGGGCTCAATGCATAGACCTGTTTCCAGATTACCCATGCTCCGAACCCTAGCAGGAATATGTCCCTGAAAGCTTTCTGCAGTATCGAAGGCCAATTCACCTCTCCTCGCTTTACTATCTCGCGTGCTCCCGTCCGTTTCCTTCGATGCTTGCCGGTGGCCATTCCTAGTCAGTCAGATTCCACGATGGTATGGTGTTCTTTGTGACCCGGACATACGGCGTCGCTAGTTGCCATGTTCCCGCATGACGAACGTAAGGAATTGCGATTTGCCAGACACCGTCAACACGTATCCATGCTCCAGCAAGCAGTGTAACGACGCTCGGAGCCGAAGGTGCAGACAGACCGCCATTGTCGGTAGAAGAGTTTTTCGCTATGATCACGAACGTGTAAACTGCCCCGGGGGAAAGTCCGGTTACGGCTAGTGAAGTTCCCGTGCCAGTCGTATCCGTGTCTGTCGAAGCGCCAGAAGTATCCGGGCCATCATATCGACTTACTCGGTATCCAGTAATGGTTGAACCGCCATTACTAGCCGGCTTTACCCACGCTACCGTTAGAGATCTCGCCGAAACGTTTTTAAACGTGGGCGCGCTAGGAGCTGTCGCTGCTGCAGTCAGCGTGGTGGTAATCGGTGAGGAAGCCGGTCCATCACCCTGCGAGTTCGTGGCCGTCACCCGATACCTATAGCCACTTCCTGGTGTTAGGCTACTAATATCGGTGGTTACACCAAACACTTGCGTTCTAGTTGCTGTTCCGGAGCCAGAAGTGTTTGGCCATTGATCCACGTAATAACTTGAAGCACTAGCAGTCGCGTTCCACGTCAAAGTAAGGCTGTCAGACGTTATATTCGACAGTTTAAGCCCTGACGGCGTTCCAGGAATAAGAGATGCTACCGAACTGGTAACGCCTACACGCTTGTTTGATCCGAAGGTCGACGTATTGGTTATCCCGTATCCAACCGAGAAGTTTACCGACAATGTTCCGTCACTACCATGCGCGATGGTGAACGTTTCGTCGATAAACGTGTACGTAGCCCCGGGAGCAATGCTAAACCCAAAATGCGACAGGTTAAGCCCTACAGTGCCCTCAATCGACCGGCCAATGTCGCTACCGGGGCTTACCGCTGGTCCATCGCCAGTAACAACCATCTGACCGCGAACACGAATATCCGACGTTCCACTTTCGGAATCCTGTGAGACCAGGTCGACGATTATCTTAAGAACTCCACTGGAAGTTACGTTGATTTGCGCGTTGGCCATGGCTTAGCTGCCAACGATTTTAAAATACAGGTTCCCGTCTGTAGACCCACCGACACTGTCGTCAGGATCAGCAGTTCCAGTAGAGATTCCGAGGTTAACTCGAGCCCCGGCCGCGGTTGATGCACCGGTCCCGCCTCTGCTAATGGGCCAGATGGTCAGGATGAGCGCCTTGACCTGAGCGACATAGTCCCTTGTGCGGTTGATTTCAGTCGCGCCAAGACGTACCTCTCCGCCAGCCCCTGTGTCAGGGACAAGCGCAAATCCAGCGCCAGCAGCGTCGTCGCCAACGGCCATATCTTCCTCCTCTCATTACTGGTTGCCCCAGACCTGGTCTGTTGCGACGTCGGCCCAGACTTCTGTAGCGGGATCAACGTCAATCCATGTTCCGGGAACGATGACTTCAGACAGAGTCAACGTCGGATACGACCTGTCGCCGGTGTCGTCAGAGACAAATATCTGCTCAGTGACGATCATCTGATTGCCGAATCCGGTCGCATCTTGCTCTTCGACGAGATCGCCAAGCTTGTAGTCGACGCCGTATCTGTACGAGCTGAATTCGGAAATCTGGCCGTCGAACTGATACACTTTCCGGTGCTGCGCAAGAGCGTCGAGGCCGGCCTGTGACAAAGCGGCATCAACATCCGCCACCGTTGTAGCGTCAACGCTAGTCGCACTGACAATCATCACACGACGCTCGAAGCCTCCAGCGGTAGTATCTTCGCCGACACCGAATACGATTGAGACCTGGTCTTTACCGACAACATACGCCACATTCTTGTGCGCAGCAGTCGAAGTTAGCCTTGTGACGTCCTCGAGATTGTCGAGATTCGGGCTAAATATGACAGCATCACGGTCGGTTTGGTCTGACGTATGGTCGTCGCCAGTGTAGATCTCGAAATATACTTCCGAAGTCTCGCCATTACGAACCAAGCGAAAACCTAGGCGGTAAGTGTCGCACACAGTCTTGACGGCGGTGTAAACCGTTGTCGGGTCCAGGTTGGCTATGATCGTCTCAGTCGGTTCGACCATAGAACCTTCTGGAAGGATCGTTCCTGTGTGGTAGAACGGTATGCCGTCGCCCGGATCAAGCGTCAGATCAACGCAGATTGCCTGAAATATAGCTCTGGCGACGTTTCCCGGCGTGTCTGTAAGAACCCACTTTGGATTAGCTACGATGTCGCTAACCTGATCGGCAGACATGGCAGCTCGGTCATCCAAGATTGCCTCGAGTGAGCGACCGACTACCTCGAGGTTCTCTGCGCCGTCGCTGTCAGTGGCGTCTGTGATCGTCTCGATGACCATAATGTAGGTCGAATCGGCTTGGGCCAGCATGGTGCCGGCTGACAGAAGAGACCGGTTAGTCAGCGTGGACGGTAGGTCGACCTTGATGTCGCCCCAGGCAGAATATCGTTCGGTCCAGATGAACGACTTATAGCCCTCGATAACCTGATCTTTCCTGAGCTGATCGTCAAGAGTCCAGAACTCAAAGACCGCCACTAGAGAGCTCCGTACTTAGGCGTGTACTGGATCGTATACGCGATAGCCGCTCCTGATACCTGAGCTCGGAAAGAGTTGTCGCCTTCACCCAAATCGATCCAGTCAGAAGCCGGCTGAACACCGTAAAGAACTGAGGATGGTGTGCCGGATGTTACTTTTATCGCCGACTTCTTCCGCGCGATTGTAGTGATGGTGACCACGTCGCCACTGACTAGAGCAGCTTCGAAGTCGTAAATCTGACTAGTTCCGTCAGGCTTCGTGTTGTAAAGGCTGAATCCCGCGATGTCCCTGTCGACATTCAGGGTAAATATGATCCCAGCGTCGGACGTGCCGTCATACGTGATGGTCTGCGTTGTCGTGTCAGCGACCGTTGACCCGTCCACGGTAATCACGTTCGGTCCGTAAAAGTCAGGATCGTAACAGATAATGCTGGAATCCATCTCCGGGTCATCAGAAAACATGTTGTTGTCGTGGGTCTCAACTGTGCCCGTAGTTGACGCGAAGAGAACGCCGTCGATGTAGAAGTTCATGCCGATGACGGCTTTGGTTAGCATGTACTTGTAGAGATTAGACCTCAACCCAGCAACAGTGAGTGTGTCGTAGTTGGGCTTAAGGCCAATCTTCATGGTGATGTTGCGGGTGTCTCTCCGGGAGGACTGAGGCTGGGCCCCGTCAACTTGCGCCAAAGAAGATGACGTAAGTGATGCTTTGACGGGGCCCAGACCCTGAATGTCCCTTACCAAATATCCGCCGGAGAAATCAGACAGTGTCAAAGGAAGAACGTCTCCCCGCACATTGATGATTTCCACCTTGGTGAGCATAACTTGGGTAGCGCTCCCTTCACGACGGATAGTTGGTTCTGGGTCTGACGGTAGATGGTCGCGCTGTCAAGCGCCTTCGGCGAATTGTTGATCTGCGTGAACGAAACTGCGCTGCCGGTCCCAGACGCACTCCCGAGAAGAGCGGCTGCTGCAGCAGCGTTGTCGGCAGATATAGACGTCGCCTTGACAGTAGATGTGTCCGCAGAGATAAGACCAGTTTTGGTCAAGCCGGACAGATCGCTGAAGCCCTTCTTCGCCTGTGTAAGATCAATCACCGGCGTGATGGTCGGCTGAAGGTTGACGTTGTCAGAAACAAGACTGTCTATACCACTCAGCCCCGTCTTAAGCGAGTCGAGCGCCTTCTGAGCTACAGTGGTGGATGCTTGCTCCACGGCACCAGCCATCTTAAGCATTCCGACTGCGATGCCAAGGCTTGACGGCTGCCCCACTTCCTCATCGAACACCTTCGACGGTGAATGGATCCCTAGGAAGCTCAGCGCCGAGTGCAGTGCCGAACTGGCGACAGACTCCGCGGCAGATATGATCGATCCACCACCGCTGAGCAGTCCGCCGGTCATACCGTTGATAATCGCAAGGGCTAGGTTAACTCCTGCCTGGCGCAGAGCAGGTGCTTCCGCGTTAATCTGGCCTGCCAAGCCGTTGATGAAGTGGATGATCATCGCGGCGCCAGCCGCAGAAATTCTAAGGCCTGCAGCGCCAATGGCGTTTATGAAGTTGATGATCATGTTCGAGGCTGTCACTACGACTCTGCCGACATTGGCAGAAATGCCGTTAAGAACCGCGACAATGACATTCACACCTGCTGCGACGAGAGCTCCTGCTCTAGACGCAATAGTATTGAGAATATTCACCATCATGGTAGCTACAACGCTAACGATCCTTGGCGCATTGGCGCTTATTACGTTAAGAATGCTCGTAATAAGCACTGTTGCGGCCTGAGCGATCTTAGGCGATAGCGTGATCACGGCATTGAGAAGCGACGTCATAAGAATCGTGAAGGCTCTTATGATCGCTGGCGCGGTTGCTGAGATACCATTCGCGAATGCGACGATGACCGCAGCAAAAGTCGTTGAAAGCCTTGGCAATACGCCTAGAACTGACGATACGAAGACCGTAATGGCTAGACCGAGAGCTGTGAGCCCAGCCGCTACGGATATGAGTCCTACTCCGAAGAGTGCTACTCCAGCGCCAGCTGCTAGTACGCCCAATCCTATGAGCGTTATCGCAACTCCCAAGCCAAGAAGGCCTGGAAGAGCCGCCGTAAGCAATATGCCCGCTCCTCCGATGAGGATGAACACGCCGGCCAGGGCCACAAGACCCTTAGCGATGGCTTCCCAGGACAAAGAGCCTAGAACAACCATGACCGGAGCGAGAATTGCCAGAGCGGCTGCAGCTACAATAAGAGCCGCTGCTCCTGGAAGCGATGCCTCCATGATGATCAAGGCGCCGGCTATAAGAATCAGAGATCCGGCGAGCGCGACCAAAGCGATGGCGAGTTCGGTCCAAGAAAGACCGCTTAGAGTCGTCAACGCCGTCGCTAGAATAACCAAAGCGGCCGAAGCAACGAGCAAAGCTGCTGCTCCTGGAAGCGCTTCAGTCATTAGAGCGAGACCGGCGGCTATAATCAGAAGAGACGCGCCGATAGCGATGATGCCTTGCGCAAGCTCACCTAGAGGCAAAGCTCCGAGTATTATAACGGCTTGCGACAGGACAATAAGCGCCGCGCCAACAATGACCATGGACGCCGCTGTCGTTACTAGACCCGCACCATCTCCAGATATAGCATTAAACCCGGCTATAATCAGTAGGAGTGCGGCTATCGTTCCTACGCCCTTACCGAGCGTCTCCCAGTCCATAGAACCGAGTTTTCCAACGGCCGAAGCCATGATATTCATCGCAACGGCCATAGCTTCCATGGCCAGTGCGGAAGAATATACTCCGCCCGTGTTTTTTGACAGTAGTGCGACAGCAAGTACGAGTTCGCCTAGGAGGATGGCTATGGCGCTGAGACCCTTAGCCAGCTCTTCCCAGCTAAACCTCGAGAGAATCGCGACAGCTCCGGCAAGGATCACGATCGCAGTCGCCATCAAGATGAGCGACGCCGCGACAACGGGAAGCTTAACGATTCCAGCACTGCCAGAAATCTTCGTAACTACGGCTAGCGCGGTTACGAGCTCGGTAAACATCACTGTCATCGCACTGAGGCTCTTCGTAAGATTCGCCACGTTGATAAACGACAGAGCGACAAGAGAGCCGGCAAGGAGCGCTACTGCTACCGCTATGTTACGAAGCTGGGCAGACTTGAGAGTCGCCTGCATCTGCGCCAGTGCGCCAGTTAGACCCTCGAAGGATTCCTTGATGGTAGCAAAGAAACCCTTTGATTCTTCGGCTGTCCCCTTGCCGAGATTGTTAATGAACTTCCTGACAGAAAGCAAAACCAAGCCAAGAAGGCCTTGGTTGATCACATTCTCGACATTGGCGAAACTGCCGCTCGAAATCGAGGTCGCGATGGCTGAACCCAGCTTGCCGAACTCTGAACCGACTTCGGCCAGGAAGGGCGTAACCGAACCCGCGGCCTTCTTAACTGAATCCCCTAGGAATCCAAAGATGTCAGTCAAATGACTCAGCAGCTGGAGTGGTGTTCCGAGAATCTTGCCAAGCGATACGAAAAATGTGGTGAGTCCACTGCCGGATTCGATGACGCTCTTGATGTGCGTGATGAAATCGCCGAGACGAGCAGTCAGACTTAGAACGCCGGTTCCTGCCCCTGCGGCGTTACCGAGCATCGCACCGATGCCCTTGCCGATGGCGAGAACGACATCGATACCTATTTTGAGTATCGAAAAGAGTCCATCAAACGTGCTACGAATCTCATCGACAGTTTGCTTACTAGGGGCCAGAAGCTGAACGAAGTTCTCGATCGCCAACTGTATGGCGAGAATGGTCCCAATACTAGTCGGCGGGAACACGTCTCGGAAAGCCTGACCGATCGGTTTAAGGATTTCACCAAGAATCTTAAACGCATCGGCCAGTGTATCGATGAGTATTGTCCGACCACCGAACTGATTCCACTGGTCGAGGAACTTCGCGAGATTGAGAACTGGCGTTGTAAACAGATTCTCGAGAACGCTGTGTACCACGGAAAGCGTTGTGGTAGCCTGATTGATGTTTCCAATCAGTGCTTCCCAGACTTTCGCCCAGGCCGATGCCACTTCTTCCTTAAGAGCCTGCATCAACTGCGTGACGGTTCGGATCTGTGTAGCCGAGTTAACGGCGAGCTTCGCCTGGGCGAGGATTGCGTCAGACTCGGACGAGGTGTACCCGTACGCCTCGAGTTGCTGCTTGTTCATGTCGCCGGTGAAGGTGTTAAGCGTATCGGTAAGGACCTTGGCGGTCAACCATCCGCTCTGGAGGGACTGCCTGAATCCGCCCTGCTGCTGGATCATGCTGCCAACGGTCTTGTTATGGACCGAAGCAGTCTGAATCAGGGCGTTCTGGAATACCTTACCGCCGAACCCAGCGTTGACGACCGAGTTCCAGTCTTGAAGCTTTACGCTGCCCGACGCAATGGCCTGAGACAGCTGGTACATGGCTGTAGAAGCCTGCTCCGAGCTCGATCCAGACAGAGCCGCCAGGTTCGCGATGCCCTTGATCGACGAGACTGAGGTATTCAAGCTAACGCCGGCAGCCGTGAAGGTGCCGATGTTCTTCGTCATGTCGGCGAAGTTATAAACCGTCAGGTTGGCGTACTTGTTCAGTTCATCCAACGCGGATGTAACATCGCTAAGCTTCGTCCCCTGTGACGAGGTGTTAGCCAGAATCGTTTGGATCGCATTGATCTTGGTCTCATAGTTACTAAGACCTGCCATAATTGGCTCGATCGTAAACGATTTAGCAATTTCAAGACCGGCGGAAACCGCTTTACTGACAATCGTTGCCAGTGCTGCGACACCAATAACACTAAGTGCGCCAAACTTAGAACCGACACCCGTAACCGCGTTCGCCAAACCCGCGAGAGAGAACCTACTGCCTGCCTGATCAAGAGCGTTGAGACTGTCCTCAGCGCCCTTGAGGTTCAGGCTTGACTTCAAAGCGGCAAGGGCCTGGACGGCCTTCTGCGTACCAGAGATAAAACCGTTGTCTTTAAATGTCATCTCGACGATTCTATCGTCAACTGCACTCACGCTGAAGTCACCGCCTTCCAGACATTAGCCGCTATCTCATCGAATATGGGTCGAATTGCCGGGTTGATATAGTCCTCGCCTTGTACGTATCCGCCTGTTCCAGTACCGTGTCCGTACTGAAGCAATATAGCTATAGGAACGCCTTCGTGGACGTTCGAGTTGTACCAGGCTATGTACCAAGTGGTGCCAGATCTTGATACTTTGTAATACCAAGAAGAGGATGTTAGACCGCTTCTCTTCGGGGTTGCACTAGCTAGAGCTGCAACTCCGGCCTCCCCGTAAGCACTAAGCTGCGCTGAAATATCCAGCTTAGACATCTTGCTGAGGAACGAATCGGTCTTAGCCCAAGTGCCGCTTGACGTAATAGACAGTGTCATCAGGCCGCCTAGTTAGTTGGGACGACCCATGCGCCGCCGGAGCGAACTTTGGTTGCCGTTGGCGTCACCCATGCACCGCCGGAGCGAACTTTAGCCGCGGTTGGCTTCACCCATGCACCGCCGGAGCGAACTTTCCCCGGAATTGCGGAACCAGGCGTGAAGAACGACACGTTGTCAAACAGAGTCTTGAACGTCTGAGTGGTGCCGAAGTCTCCACACGTCATCCGAATGGAACATGCTGTTTTGGCGAATGTACCGCCGACAGTAGTGGTTCCAATTGAAGTCCAGGTTTGCCCGTCCGTGGATTTATATGCGGTAACCGTAGTTCCGGATATGGACATTCCGAACCATGTTCCATTGGTCCAGCCGGTATTCCAGATTCCGCCAGTTACCGTGCCTGTGGTAACAGTAGTTGCGCCGTTATGATCCCATGAGGAAAAGTTTGACGCTGGCACGCTTAGGAGCTGAACGCCATTATTACTTGCGTCATTCAGTCCTATATAAACTTCGGTGTTTCCACTTGTCGCGGCAGCGCTCTTAGATACTTGCGCTGCCCAGATAATCCCCGTGGTGACATCTTTGTACGTCTTACCCGCGATATCACCATAACCAACTTTGGCGGTGATCTGCAATTGCTGGGAAGTTTCTGCCACCGCTGTTGAATCGGATGTACCGTCCGGATTCACTGCCCACAGTGTCGTATTGATCGAGTTGTCGTCGAAGTTATCGAAGAGTGTTTGTGTATAACTCATACATTACACCGTGTACCAGACAGATCCGTTAGCCACGGCGCCCGGGTCGGCGCTGCCAACGTAAACGCCAGGAGTGTTTACCGCGACGTACGATGTACCGTTGTACAAATATCCCGCGGCAGCGCCTACTGCAGCGATGTCGACTAGAAATTGAGCCATCGTTCGGTTTGCCCAGGCGCTCGACTTGTACTGAAGGGTGTCGTTCGCGGCCGGAGTCAGACCGGCGATTGCGGTTAGGTCGCTGTCCTTCGGCTGCAGCTGAGATGACGACAGATCAGTCGCAAGTTGTGCGATGGTTCGACCCGTCCAAGCGCCAGACTTGCGCTGCATGAGGCTGTCGTCCGCCGGAGACAAAGCCGCGATAGCGGTAAGATCTGGATCCGATGGCTGACATGCCGCAATCGATACAGCTACTGATGCAAGAACAGAAGCGAGGCCGGCCGGAGTAACAGCTCTGGTCGCGTCAGTTCCTGTTGATGTAGTACTGTTGTCGGCTGTCTTGATTACGCCCGCGGTCGTAGTGCTCGAGTTAGGGACCGATCCAAGAACAGCGCCCGCATCGATGGTGCTTGCGTCATTCTTGGTAAGAATCAGGTGGCCAGAGCCATCGATCGTTGCGCCGACGATTACGCCCGCCATAATCGCGTCCATCGCCTCGGCGGTCTTGCCTGTTACGCTTGCCATAAGGCCTCCTTTCTAGAGCGAGCTGAGCGTGTATTCGGTGTCGCTGATTGGGACCGCGGATGGCCACGTAATCGTGAAAGTGTCATCGTCAGTGAATATGATCGCGTCCAGATCGTCAGGAGCCGTCGCAGTCCACGTTCCGTCGCCGTTATCAACGACAATGAACAACGCGTTCGTGTCAAATACAGTGATGAGCTCTGCGAGATCTGGGATCCTGGCCGATGTTGTGTCGGTTCCGTAGAGAATATCTTCTACATCGGAGATAGCGCCAGGATGAGCGATTCTTGTGTCGATCACAAGGTGTGACGAAGGCCTGAACCCCGGCATCGCGGGAGGAGTTGTGGTGATGACCCAGCCGAAATTTGCTGTCGAAGGCGAATCACTCATCGAAGCAAAATCTCGATCGGACGGTGCAGCAAGAGCGTTATAGACAATATGAATCTTATACGCCGACTCTGGATCAGTGTCGTTACCGATCATCGTCCTGTACGCAAAGCTGAATGGCTGACGTCTCTGATGTGAAACGAACAGACCTGTGTCCGCACGAGCCGTTCCGTCGCAGACTTCAAACTCTTCGGGGTACGTGTAGGCGGTTATCGTCGCGGAGTATTCTTCATCCGACGACACGTTCAAGTACTTCTGGCCATCGATGTAGTACGAGACCGCACTTCCACCAGAAGGCTTCTCTGCGACAGATATAAGACCTGACCACGGAACACCGTCATTACCCTGCGTGTAGAGGACGCCTCGGTCTATTCCGGCCTCGTAGAAACGCTCGCCAACGGCATCCCAGTTGATACGTGGCACTCGAACTCCTCCTCTTAGCCTCTAGTGCCCATCTGAGATCGGCGAAGTTCGTTAAGATCACGTTGCTGTTGTGCACTTTCAGACCGGCTCATCTTCTTCTTGGGCGCGTTCTTGTAGTTGCACACCTTGATGAGCGTTAGCAAACGATTGAGATGCCAGTTCTGGCATTCGAACGGGATCCCTAGCGAGATCATCCAGTAGTAGATGATCTCGGCCGTTACTACTTCTTTTCCTCCGGGGGTTTTTCGCTCATTGAACCATGTCGCCGACATCTTTGCATTAATGTACCTGTTAATGTCGTTAACGTTGTCTTCGCTAATTTTGGAGAAAACCTCCGGGGAAGGTTCTGGTCCAACGATCATCATCTTGACATAGTCAAGCGTTTGATCGTCACTCTTATCGTCCGAACCGAGGAATGGCTTCTCGTGTTTCGACTCCCATTTTGACAGAGAGACGAGAGAATGCTCCAGCTCGAGCACGCAAACTTCAGGAGTTACGAACTCGTTCGTTTCCTCAATGAAGGATTCGCGATCTGAAATAGTTAGCCGAAGCATTCTCTGTCTCTCCGGTGATCTTGGGTTTACGAGTAGACGACGTGCCAGGCGTTGACCGACAGCGACGAGAACACGTATCCGTCGTCTGCCGTAGCTGTGACGACCTTGTCCTCGGTGATGGCGTGATCGCCAGAGGCGATGACTGCACCGTCCATGTGGTAGGTGACGCCAGTAACCGTTGGGATTGTGAGAAGGTGGCCCGTCGAGTTGAAGGTCGGTTCGACGGTTGTGACGGTTGTGACGGTTGCAGCGAACAGCGCGATGATCGCGTCGGGAAGCGGAAGCTCCGGATTGACGCCGACGGTGCCCTGCAGGATCTGGTTGAGGGCGTCCAGGTCGGTCGAACTCACCTTGGTCGAGTCGATGGTGATCAGAGACGTCGGCTTGAGACCGGAGACGGGCACCGGTACTGTGGACACCGCCCAGCTGAACGTCACTGCGGCCGGCGAGTCGTTGATGGTGGCGTAGTCCTTCTCAGACGGCGCGGCCAGGCAACCGTACACAAGGTGCAGCAAGTAGCCGAGATCCGCCTCGACATCGTTGCCGATCTTGGTCCTGTACGCCAGGCCGAATGTCTGCCGTGCTTGCTGCCCAACCACAACGCCGGAACTCGGAGCGACAGTGCCATCGCAGGCGCCGAACTCAGGCGGGTAGGTGTAGGCGTCGATCTCGAGATCGAAAGTCTCGGCAGACAGAAGGCTCAGGTAGGCCATGTTGTCGGCGTACGACTTGGTGACGGCCGCGCCAGCGGGCTTCTCCTTGACGCCGGTCAAGCCGTTCCAGGCGAACCCCACGTCGTAGGCGCTGGTTGAAGGGTTCAGCGGGTAGAGAATTCCGTGGTCAATGCCCGTTTCGAAGCGGCGATTCCCGGTATCGTCCCACACAAGAGCATTCACGCTCTGTTCTCCTTAGTAATACACGTAGTAGATATCGTGATTGAGATTTTCCGTAGTAAAATGACGGACATACATCGTCTGTGGGAGACTAGCCACTTTACTCGGAATAAGGCTGTCTGGGTCCGCATCGATAACCGTGACTTGGTACCTGATAGTCCGCGAATAAGGAATGTTGTCCGCGAAATGCGCATTCTGGTAGTTACGATTGTAGACAATCGCCGGGTAACTCATGACGATGTTTGCGGGAGGCTGAAAATATACGCTTTCAGCTCCAAGTAGGGTCTCTAGAACGGACTGCAGCTCAAGCCGTGTTCCCATTCCAGAGACCTCCTATCGACAATATGAGTCTTGGCCGGCGAAACTCCGCGTTGGTAACTGCCCACGGCTTTCCGTTCCAGACAATATACCTCATGGCGGAAGTGTTGTCTATGGCATACGCGTCGGCCACGAGACTGAACGAGTTGTCAATCCGAATATCGTCGTTGACTTGAATCGCGTTCGGCTCCAGGCGTCTTTGATCTCTGATGATGTCACCGTAATACTGCCTTTCGGTCATCACATCAGTGTAGACGCCTGGAGCCGTCTCCCGGCTTTCCGAATATCCCACAGCGCCGGAAAATTTCGCCATGGGGCTGCCTAACTAGGGCTGGTAAACGAAGGTCCAGCTGTCCTCCGCGTTGGACGCGAAGTAGTAGCCGGAAGCCGGCGTCGCCTGAACGGTGACCGGCGTGTTGGAGGTGGTGAGGGTGAACGCGCCGGAGGTGATCGTCACGGAACCGGCAGCGCCAGTGGCGACGTAGGTCACGTGGGCCTGGTTCGCACCGGTGACAGCGTTGACGTCCTGAACCGGAGCGATGAGCGGGTCGACCAGAACGAGGGAAGCCGCGACCTTCTTTACCGCGATCGCGGACTTGTACTTGACCAGGGCGCCGGACATGCGCGTCTCGATCAGGTACTTCTGCTGGTTGAAGTCGATGTCGAAGAAGTCGAACAACGCAACGTCGCCGCCGCTGTCCGCGCCGATGTTGTAGTCCGTGAGGTTGACGACGATGCCCAACAGGTCGGTGAGCTCCTCCATCGGCTCGACCGTCTGGATTTCGCGGACCATCATCGCCGCGGCAAGGTCGGCCTGAGTCGAGTAGAGACGCCGGCCAAGTGAATCCTTAGCGAGCAGCAGCTTCGTGAGCGTGGGGAGCGTGGTGAAGAAGGTGGGGTTACCGGTACCCCTGTAGAAACGCATGCCGTTAACGAGCGAGTCAACGATCTCGTCCGCGGAGGAGTTGGCGTCGTCCACGTTCACGTTGATCGTGGTGGTGTAGATCTCGTGGTCGTTCAGCACGGAACGGATGCCGGCGCCGTCAGACGCGCCCGACGGGTCCTTGATCTTGTCCTGGTGCGAGATGTCACGGCCGTCGCCGATGAGGATGGCACGGGCCACTTCCTCGTCGAGCATGATCCGCATTTCGCCCTTCATCCAGGAAATCACGTCGAAGTCCGTGATGTCCAGGATGTCGTCGCGGTCCAGCTTCTGCTTCTTGTAGACCGTGGTGGGCGTGGTCGTCCTCTTGGTAACGCCGAAGAACTCTTCGTTCTTCATGGCGGCCTTGACGTAGCCCTTGGCCCTGGCCTCGTCGGGCGTGATGTCAGCGAGGATTGTCTTGACCCGGCTGAACGGCGACTTCCTGGTGGCACTGAGAACGACGTTGACCCAGGCCATGCGCCGGGACATGAAGTCCGGCTCGTTGGCGAGGAGCTTCACCTCCGGGAACATCACGTCGATGTCATCGATCCCGTGCGCCAGAGCGAAGTCCTCAACCGCGCCCTTGAGGCTTCCGCCCTTCACGGCCGCCGCCATGATCCCCTTGACGTCCGAGTGCGAGAACTCGTAGCCAACGGCCGCCGGCGCCTGAACCTTGTCGGTCTGGTCAAACACGTTGCGCGACACTTGGTCCCCTTCGTAGTCGTCCCCGCCCTCAAGGTCGGAGTGCTGTGCGTTGTCGAGCGCGACGCCAATCATGGCGTACACGACGTTCTTCTGCTCGTCGGTCAGTTCGTTGAAAACGTCAGCGATGGTCTTGCCGCCGGCGGGGGTCTTGGCTGCCGGAACGGCGGGAGTCTTAGCCGCTGGAACGGCAGGAGTCTTAGCCGCTGGAACAGCGGACGTAACAGACGCCGCGTGAGCCAGTGCGTTCACAGTCTCTCCTTCGATTTCATCTTCGAGTTCCTCGAGCTCTTCGTCGCCCGAGTGTTCGAGAGCCTCGCCGATGAGCATCTTGACAACATCGAGCTGCTCAGGATTGAGCGAGTGAAGAATATCGTCAACGGACTTCTCAGTCTCATCGACGGTTTCCCCCTCAAGAACACCTTCGGTTTCGGGACTCGCACTGGCGTGTTCCAGCGCAACCTCGAATTCAAGGCCGGTCGTGATGATGGCCTCGTCCTCGAGTTCGATCAGGTCATCGCCGTGACGGATGGTGACGGGATCGATGAGCGCTCCAGGGTTTGCGCCGGAAATAACCATGCTCACTTCACGGATGTTCCCGTGATGAACATTGGCGCCCTTCTGAATCAGCTGGTTGGCATAGATGGACAGCTGAGTGATGTCCTTGTGCTGAACGAGCTGCTTCGCAGTCGTAGCTTTCGCAGTGCTGTTGAAGAACGCCTGGACTCGAACTCCTTCCTCGACGTTCTTCAGGATCGCGTGACCGAGGACGTTGTCCGGGTCGTTGTGGCCGTGCTGCCAGAGGAGAGGAACGCGTTGGCCGTCGTTGGCCTTGAAGGCCCCAGCCATGATGATCCTGCCGTCGGCACACTTAAGCCCATGCCGGGTAGCGTACCCGGTAAAATCAGGGACTGGTCCCATTTTGATTTACTCCTGTTGTGGGTTGTGTAGCCACCTGAGGGAATG